AAATGGGAAAATGGGCTATGGAAAAAGCCAAAACACATGGCTTTGATAATCTCAGCGCTCAAGACTGGGACGATTTGAAAGACTGCATGGAAGCTGTAAAGTGTGCGATTTGTGCAGATAAAGATTACAGAATCGTAGAAGCTATGGACGAATGCGAACAGGAAGAGAAATATCTTGGTCGCATGGGATATGACAGGTATCGTTACGCAAACGGCAGATTTGCCCCGAAAGGCAAAGGAAGTCGTATGGGATATAAACCATATCTGTACATGGAAGATGATGACTGGATGGACGAGTATCTGAACAATCCAGAGTTCGAACGTAATATGTACCGCATGGGTTATCATCCAGACCGTAGTGATATGAGAATGGATGGAATGAACCATAAGCAGTCCAGATATGGCGAAAGCTATGACAGATACAGCGAGAACCGCAGGCATTACCATGATTCCAATGATACAGAATCTAAGAGAAAAATGGATGATTCCATGAAAGAGTATACATCTGACATTATCCGTAATCTTACAGAGATGTGGTCAGATGCAGATGCGACTCTTAGACAGTCGATGAAAACTGACTTAACTCGCCTGATACAGCAGATGAATTGAATATGAAATGAATTTTGCCCTTGTTACAGGAATGTAGCAGGGGCTTTTTAGTTGAGAAAAGGACAGTGACAAACCATGCTAAGACAATTTTACATGAACGGGGACTTATGGAGAGTGCAGTTCGTATCTCCGCACGACAGCGTGTTAATTGACCGCACAGGCGAAAGAACTCTTGCGGTATCGGATTATTCAACAAAGATAATTTCAATCGCAAACAACCTGTATGGAGAACTTCTGAACCGTGTATTTATTCATGAGTTGGGACATTGCGTAATGTTCAGCTACGGTCTATTGCCAGGACTTCACCGCATGGTCAAGAAACAGTATTGGGTGGATGCAGAGGAATTTGTGTGCAATATGCTTGCCGATTACGGATGCTTTGTAATTGGCGTTGCAAAAGATGTTTTAGGAAATCAATTTACTTATGTGTCCCCTGTTGGAGTAGAAAAAATGATTGCATAAATGAAAACCCTATTTTGCCAACTGTAAATGATGATGGTGTACTTATTTTTTAGGAGGTAGTTCATGGCAGAATCAATTTTAAAAATCCATACTCAAAACGGAGATGTTCCAGTTGGGTATCCAGGCTTAGCAGACAAGCCTATCGCAGATAAAACTTTGAGCGTCGAGGGAGCATTTGCCGACTCCAAAGCCGTAGGCGACAAATTCAAAGAAGTAAAGACAGAAACTAATTCGCTAAAGGAAGATGATGTTATGACTAAATGGCAGTGTAGAAAATGTGGTCCGGTACCACAAGCAAATCCACAACCTGCAGCAAGAATAAAAAAACTGCGCGAAAGTGGGTACTATATTGCGACTATGAAAAAAGATTGTCCGACGTGTGGGAAAAAGGAATTTTATGATTTATTAATTAGACTTCCTCGAAAAGCAGCGGATAATGAAAAAAGATTTTCTATTTCTACAAGCCTTCAGAATAAAATAAAAAACGTTTTACCATTAAAAGATGCTTGTTTTGATTCACCACAGACTGCTTCAGAATTGGTTATAGATCATAAATTCCCTTCTTCACGTTGGGTAAATGGAGAAACCGTGAATGAAACAAATATGTCAGAAGAAGAAATAAAGAAAAAGTTTCAATTATTGACAAACCAGACAAATCTTCAAAAAGAAAGATATTGTAAAAAATGTGTATCGGAAGGAATAAGAGGAGACTTTTTTGGGATAAAATGGTTTTATGAAGGCGATGAACAGTGGAGAGGATCATCAAAAGCTGATGAGAATGGTTGTATCGGTTGCTGTTGGTATGATTTAATAGAATGGAAAAATCAATTTAACAAATATTTGAAAGAAAAAGAATAAAATATATTGAAAAACGAACGTATGTTTGGTATGATGAAAGCGTGCTAGCATATGTAGGTTTTTGTATATTCAAATTTAGGAAAGGAGAGGGCGCAATGATAAAAACAGTTGGAAGTATATGTTCAGGAATAGAAGCAGCTTCCGTTGCTTGGAAGCCACTAGGGTTAGATTTTAAATGGTTTTCAGAAATTGCACCATTCCCATCAAGAGTATTAAATGAAAAATTTCCACAGATAATAAATCTGGGGGATATGAATAACATTCCGGAAGAATTGATAAACGAAAATATATGTGCACCAGACCTTATATGTGGAGGAACACCTTGCCAAGCATTTTCATTGGCAGGTGGAAAAAGAGGGTTGAATGATGAAAGAGGAAATCTGACATTAAAGTTTGTTGATATAATAGAAGCAAATGATAAAGTTAGAAAAGAGAGAAAGCAAAATCCAAGTATCGTATTTTGGGAAAATGTTGAAGGAGTTCTTACGGATAAAACAAATGCATTTGGATGTTTGATTTCATCATTAGCCGGTTTAGATAAAGCAGTTGAAATGAAGAAATGGCCTAATGCAGGAATATTAGAAGGGGAAAAAAGAAATGTTGCTTGGAGAGTTTTAGATGCTAAGTATTTTGGCTTGCCACAGCAAAGACGAAGACTATATGTTTTGGCTGGAGGAAAAGACTTTCACCCAGAGGAGATTTTATTTGAACTGCATAAGGGTGAGTTTGTAGAGTATCCAACAGGAGATTTAACATTTGAAAAAGAAGGACATTCTTTTGAAGTGTTTCGAGAATATTCAGATTGCCTATATTCAGCTTATGGAACAAAGTGGAATGGTAATGCAGCAGCATATAATGGATCATTGTTTGTTGTTCAGGACGAAAAAATAAGAAGACTTTCGCCACTTGAATGTGAGAGGTTAATGGGCTTCCCGGATGAGTATACTAATATTAAAGGCGCAAAACGAACGAATAGATATCAAGCTATAGGTAATTCGTGGGCCGTTCCAGTGGTGCAATGGATCGGAAAAAGATTAGTTTCATATGAATTAACAGAGAGCATCTATAAAGAAAAGAAAAAATATATTGATGAATCGATGATTAATGAGTATCAAAATGCTATTTTATATGATTTCAGTAAAGGAATTATTGATGTTGGAGCGATGAAGCTTAATTGTACTGAACAGCCAGAAAAATGTGAATTTAGATCATTAAAAGACATTATTTCTGGGGATGCACCTAAAGAAATTTTTATTTCACCAGTTGGGTGTTATGGAATTATCCGTAGAAAACAGGAAAGAAATTTGAGCATTAATAGTAGGTTGGAAAAAGCATTACTTAAAGGTGCTAGTGGAATGACAAAAGAAGAGATAGAAAAACGATCTCGGATACAAAAAAGAGGAAAGCATAGTCAAGATAATAAAAAATTAGCCTATGCTTAAAATTAAAATAAGCTCCTGAAAGATACTATGGAGGAATATAAAGAAAATGATATAGAATTAATTACAGAAAAATATGTTGCATCATATAGTGGCATAGAAGGCAATAGACATCTTATAGATGAATTAATTGGTAAAAAACCGGTAAATAATTTTAATGATTATACTGTTATAATGGCTCATCGAGGATATTCAAGTATTGCTCCAGAAAATACAATGCCAGCTTTTGAATTGGCATATAAAAATGGCTGTAGGTGTATTGAGACTGATGTTGTTTATACATCTGATAGAATACCAGTTTTATCTCATGATATTAATATTAATAGAACTGCTAGGGACAAAAATGGAAACATGTTGCCAGAAACTGTTAATATTTCTACTATTACTTATAACGATGTTAAACAATATGATTTTGGAATTTGGAAAGATGTGAAATATAAAGGAACGGAAATATGCACACTTGAAGATTTCTTGTATTTCTGTAAGGTAAAATCGGTACAGCCTATTATCGAATTAAAAACAGGCTACGACAATAGTTGGATAAAAGGCGCGTATAATGTGGCAAGTAAATTGGGAATGCTTGATAAGGTTGTATGGAATTCTTTTGAGCATTCGTTTTTAACATATATACACAGTCTATGTGATTTTACTAATTTTTTTGTAAATGTAGATAGGGATATAGATGAGGATGCAATAAATATAGCAATCAATCTTAAAACAAATAGTAATGCTGTTTATATAGGTTCTACAGTTGAGAAACTTACTTCAAATGGCGTTTCTAAAGCGTTGTCAAACAATATCCAAGTAGGCGTTGGTACAACAGATGAAAAATCTGTAGCAAAAGAGTTTGCAAAAAATGGAGTACATTTTGTTTGCACAAATGCGTTGTTGATCGATGATTTGTATTAAAGTAATGAAGTATGTTACATTACTAATTAACTAAAGAGGGCTTATATTGATTAAGAACAGGAGAAAAGACATGAGAGTAAAGATTGAAGTCGGAGGACAGATGTGTTCGCAATCTTGAACAATGTAGATTCTGAGATGGATAAATCTGAAGAAGTGTAGAACGAAACTGAAATAAAATAAACAATCAACCATTTATGGGAGAGCAGAAATATTCCCCCTTTTTGCATTGGAGAAAGTATTATGAGAGGATTAAAAAGACAGAAACAGACCGTGTACTGGTCAAGAGTAACCGAAACACTTGAGGGAATAGATACCGTACCGACATACAGTCAACCGCAAAGCTTTAAGTTTTCTGTATCATCTACCGCAGGAACACCAGAGGAAATATCGGCAGGAATCGTGCCAGATTACGACAGATACATTACTTCCTTTAACCGTTCTTTTCATCCGCAAGAAGGAGATGTATTTTGGATTGATACCGTGCCACAGGTTGACACACTGGGAAATCTGATTCTGGAAGATGGTATTCCTACAACACCGCCAGATTACCGTTTGAAGAAAATCCTTGATACGCAAAGAGGAAATCTGGCTAGATATGGAATTAAAAAGATAGGTGCAGAAGAATGAGTGGACGAGTAATCAAATGTAATCTGAGCCAAAAATCTATTAGAAACGCAATCAAAGAATTGAAAACATACCAAAACAGTCTTCGCGATAAAAATGAGCTGTTCCTTAAAAGGCTTTGCGAATTGGGAATTCCTGTCATAGACGAAAATATTGTGTTGGCACAAGGAGATTCTGACAGGAACCACAATACCTACATCAAAATCAACAGGTTTGGAAATTACGCACAGGCAACTCTTGTGTGCGAGGGTTCTGGAATTTTATTCATAGAATTCGGTGCAGGTATCCATTACAACACTCCGGCAGGCACAAGCCCCCATCCAAAAGGAGAAGAATTTGGTTACACAATCGGTTCCTACGGACAGGGCAAAGGAAAAAACGAATCGTGGGTATATGTGGCAGATTCTGGCGAATGGGTACGTTCTTACGGTACAGAGGCTACAATGCCCGTGTACAAAGCAAGCTTAGAAATTATGCAGAATATCCGTAGAATCGCAAAAGAAGTGTTTTCTGCATAAAAACATAGCACCTTTTCTTACTGAATATAACGTCTGTTTTATGTATACTGTAAGATATAAAAGCATCTACCGGAATGGTGGGTGCTTTTTCTATGCTCAAAATAAGGTGGTGACAGAGATGCCAGATGTAGTAAAAAATCCAGTTTCAGACGTATTTGAACGATGGAAAGCAACTATTGAACCCGTTGTAGGAAAAGGAAATTTTTCTAATGACGAAAGCCAGACGGTAGCTTCAAACAAAAGGGTTTACGCACGTTTGTTCTTACTTGGAAATCCAACATCACGTGGCAATCTTGAGGGAGATGAGTGCGCGACAACGCCATCTTTCCAATCAGAATCCTATGCGACTGGTTCAAAAGCTTCTTCAAAAGTATATGAAATTGACGATGCCAGTCACAAGGCTATGGTTGGCATGGGGTTCCGTAGGATATACGGGCCCGTAAGACAAAATAATGCTGATAACAGCATAAAACGTGTTGTTAGCAGATATAGCCGGATATATACTGGCACATTACTCTAGGAAAGGAGTGAGAAAAACATGGAACAGATTATGAATTACGTGAAACCGGAACTTCTTATTGTCGCGGTTGTACTGTACTTTATCGGAATGGGAATCAAAAAATCCGAAGTCATACCGGACAAATATATCCCGGCAATCCTTGGTGCTTTAGGCATTCTGATTTGTGGAATTTATGTTATTGCTACATGCGCTATATCTGGCGCACAGGAAATCGCAATGGCAATTTTTACCGCAATCACACAGGGAATCCTCGTTGCAGGACTTAGTAATTATGTAAATCAGATTGTAAAGCAGGCAAGCAAAGAAGACTAGAAGGAGGTGATCCTTTTATCTCCCGGTACAGGGTTACGTACTAGAACCAGAGCCGTTAAGGCTCTTTTTTATTGCAACAAATTATAGCCGAAAGGCAGAAAGGAGCCAAAATGGCACGATTAACTACACTTGGTGTGAAATTTTCATATGCTGTTGAAACCGTGAAAGGCACAAAACCTACCAAATTCACACAGCTGGAAGAAGCCTCTTCCATCGGCGGTATTTCTCTTGACACAGAACAGATTGATGTTTCTGCACTGGAAGATTATCTGACACAGTATGCAGCTGGTAGACAGGATACAGGTGGTACTTGGGAGATTGAATTTATCATGGATCCAGATAAATCTGTTAAACAGATTAAAAAACTGTACGAAGATTCTAAGGCTGCAAAAACTACAGGACTGGCAACTTGGTTCCAGGTATCATTCCCGGATATGTCAGACGCGTTCTTTGTTATTGCAGAATGCGGTCGCGAAATTCCAATGCCAGAAATTGCACAGAACGAAGCAGCAACCATGTCTATTTCTCTTATCATCAATACATATAAGGGACTGGATACCAAAATTGAGCCGACAGCGGCTACTGAATAAGATGTAAAGCAGGGAGGATAATTCATGTTTAGTTTTTCAGCGAATGGCAAAACATACAAAGTAAAATTCGGATATGGCGTACTTACTCAGTCAGACATTCTTACACAAGTGTCTTCTATGGGAGCAATCAACAATCCGAAAGATATGATTAAAATGCTTCCAGAACTGATTCTAGTAGGATTGCAAAAAAAGCACAAGGATGAATTCGGATATGAAACCGAAGAAGAAAAGAAAATTGCATACGATAAAGTGTGCGATCTTCTGGACGACTACGAAGATGAATCCACAGAGGAAAATCCTCATAATGGATTTACTTTATTTGAAAAAGCAAGTCAGGAGCTTGAAAAGAACGGTTTTTTATCCGGAATGGTAAAAGCAATGGAGGAGAAATCGGAGGAAGAAAAGAAACTTCCGAAGACTCCGCAGGATCACAAGAAGAAGAGCTAACTTTTCCAGAAGTAGTTCATAAAAAGTTACTTCCATTGTATTTATCAATCGGTGTTTCAGAAGAAAAGTTTATGGATTCTACACCATATGATTTAGAACCATATATGGAAGCCTACAAATTAAAACAAAAAATGGCTGATTCGCAAGCATGGCAGTTCAACATGTACACGATGTGTGCAGTTCAGACTGCGGTTGCAAATGTGCTTATTGGTAAAAAGTCAAAGGCTGAATACCTTAAAGAACCATTTTCACAAACAGCCGAAAAGCAAAAGCAAGAGGATGAAGAGAATCTTTCTGAAACAGAAAAGAAACGGCAACGTGACAGGTTGCTCATGACATTGCAACTCATGCAAGCAAATTTTGAGCTGAATCATGGTAATAATGACGAGGGCAGGCAGGATTAAAAGTCTTGTCTGCCCTTTATTTTTTTGATTAAAAGGAGGTGCTTTAATGGCCGATAATACCATAGATACCCTCAATATACAAATAGAGAGTAGCACAACTCAGGCGGTGCGGTCTATTAATAACCTTGTAAAAAAATTAGATACATTAAACACTGCTTTTGGAAATCTTGACATAAGCCGGTTAAATAATTTTTCCAATTCTTTAAAAAGTTTAGGCAGCGTGAATTTCAAAGCAAATGGATTGAATGCGGCTATAAACGCTATCAATCGTCTTGGAAAATCTGATTTCAGTCAGTTTGATACAGGGAAATTAGGCAAAATTCTTACTGAGATGCAGAAACTTGATGCTATTCCAGATGTTTCTCCGAGCGTTAGCCGGTTCACAACCGCTATAGCTAAGCTTTCCGGTACAGGACAGTATATCGGCAATGTATCAAAGGAACTTCCGAATCTTGCGACAGGTTTAAATAATGCGGCTACTAAATTAGGCTCTATGAGTGAAGTATCAGCATCCACCAATGCCTTTATTACTTCTCTTGGAAAATTAGCTGGTGCAGGAGATAAAACTGGAAAGACTGCAAGTCAATTATCAACTCTCGCGCAAGAGGTTTTGAAGTTTTTTGACGTAATGAAAAGCGCACCAGATATCAGTTCGAGTACAATAAGAATGACAGAAGCTCTTGCAGTATTAGCATCGTCTGGAAGCAAAGTAGGGCGTGCCACAAGTAGCGTTTCGAATTCATTTAACACGCTTTCTTCGTTAGGTTCAAAAGCAAGTACTGTAATCAATGGGCTGACAAATGCTTTTCAAAAATTTGCTTCAAAAGCTATTTCTTTAGGCGGAAAAGCTGTATCTGCAATCGCAGGTATTGGAAATGCATCTTCTGAAGCTGGTGAAAAAATAAGAAGATTGTCAAACCCTATGAGTTCAGTAACTGATAAGTTGAGTGCTCTTTACGCCAAAGGTTTCCTCGTAAAAAGAGCATTAGATGTTCTGACATCGCCAGTAGAATCCGCAATGAACTATGTAGAGACTCTGAACTATTTCAACTCTGCGTTCAATCAGGTGGCAGAAGGAATCAACACTGACGAATGGAAAAAAAGTGGTATAAAATCCGCTGAAGCATATGCAAATTCATTCCAGGAAAGGGCAAAACAGCTTTCACAGAAACTGACAGGCTTCGAAATCTCAGATACTGGTGAACTGGCTAGAACCAATACCGCCAGTCTTGGACTTGACCCAGAAAAGACAATGCAGTATCAGGCAACATTTGCACAGATGGCATCATCTATGGGCGATACATCAGAGACTGCATTAAAATTGTCTAATGCACTCACTATGATTGGCGCAGATCTTGCTTCTGTACGAAACATGGACTTCGAGGATGTATGGCAGGACATGGCATCTGGCTTGACTGGTATGAGCCGTGCAATGGACAAGTACGGCATCAATATCCGTAATGCTAATATGCAACAAGAATTATACAATCTGGGAATCGACACCAGCATATCAAAGTTATCTCAGGCAGATAAAACGATTTTGAGAACGATTATCTTGCTGAACAACTCTAAGTATGCATGGGCTGATTTATCAAACACGATCAATCAACCGGCAAATCAGATTCGTATGCTTCAATCTAACTTTGCATCCCTTGGTAGAACAATAGGTTCCTTATTCATTCCTATACTGCAAACAGTACTTCCATATATCAATGCAATAGTAATCGCAATACAAAGAATGTTCGCTTATATTGCAAAACTTCTTGGAATCAAACTGTCTAACTTTGTATCATCTACTGGCGGTATTTCTGTAGATACAAGTAACATTGCGGATGATATGGATAATGCTAGTGATTCTATTGATACTGCAAATAAGAATGCCAAAAAGCTCAAAAAAACATTGTCAGTTCTTTCATTTGATGAACTGAATCAGCTTAATGACAATTCTGATTCTGGTAGTACAAGTAATCCATCTTCTGGCTCTGGAAAAGGCGGTTTGGGGCATATCAAAGCACTTGATGCAGCTTTGAACGATGCTTTATCTGCATATCAAAAAGCATGGGACGAAGCATTCAAGAAAATGTCCAACAGGGCAAATGAGATGGCAGATGCCATTGTAAATGCCTTTAAGAGAAAAGACTGGAAAGGTCTTGGAAAAATCATGGCTGACGGCATTAACTGGGGAATGCAAAAGCTTTATGATTTCATTAACTGGAATAACGTAGGCCCTTACATCACTAAATTCACCAGTGCGTTCACCCAGACATTTAACAGCCTTGTTGATAATATCAACTGGGATTTGATGGGACGTACCGTTGGAGCTGGTATTAATACAATAGTTAATACAGCCAATCAGTTACTTGAGGGAACGAATTTTAAAAACCTTGGCAAGAAATTTGCAGAAGGCATCATGGGGCTTTCTCGTGAAGTTGACTGGACTAATCTTGGAAATTTGATTGGTAATAACTTTATGAAGAGCTGGCATATTTTCTATGGCTTTGTTTCAAATCTTAAATATGACGAAATCGGAATTAATATCGGAAATGCCCTTAATGGTGTATTTGAGAAAATTAATTTCACAGAAATTGCTAGTGCATTAACAACTGGAATAAACGGCGCATTTACAGCACTTGCAAGCTTCACAGCAACATTCAATTGGGATGACTTCACTCAAAATCTTGGCGATGGGATTTCCAAATTTATATCCGATATGCACTGGAAAGAGAATGGAAAGGCTCTCGGATACTTTCTTAGCCATTTATGCGATGCCCTGACAGATGCATTAACTCCTAATACATTCAGAAAGCTTGGAGAAGGCATTGGCGATTTTATCGGGCAACTTCCATGGGGAAAATTACTTGCAACAGCCGCTAAATTGCTTATAAGCGGATTTGGCGAAGCAATGTCTGGACTGTGGGAAAGTGGATTGTCCGGAAAGATCACAGCCGGTCTTACAACAGCTTTTGTTGCTGTAAAAATCGCAGATATCACAGGAATCGGAACACTTGTCGGAAAACTTATCGGTCATATCGGTGATAAAATCATGGCAAAAGAAAGCGCTGATATTATTGCCGAAAAATTATCCAGTATTCTTGGACAAGGAACATCCGAAGCAACACAAGTTCTTGACGGACTGGGCGAAGCGGCAGGAACATCTGGTGGGAAATTCGCTTCACTGGCAAAAGAGTTGGGACCATTGGTAGGTACAGCGGGATTAATTGTTGGTGTAGGTGCAGCGGCGGTTTATGCAACTTCTAAAATTGCCGGTATGGTAGAAAGTATGCAAGGCGGCAATGGAGTAGGAACCACATTTGGCAATACCATGGATAATTTCATTCAGACATTACAACAACGTGGCGACATAATATCTGGTTCTGCAACGGAAATTTGGAACTTGAAAGAATCTCTCGAAAAAGAAGGAATGACAGCAGAAGAGCAATCTGCGGCAACTCAGAAGATAATTGACAAACTCGGAGAAATGGGAGTGACATCAGATCAGGCAGAACAGGCATTTTCTTCTTTGTATCAGCAAGGACTTATCACGGATGATATGTTTGATATTCTATCAGAATCTATCAAAACATTAGGTGATAAATCAACGAATATGGCAGGTAGTCTCAATCTTAGCAAATACTCTGTTGATGAGCTGGCAGAAGTCCTTCCGAAGTTAACTACTCAGTTGGGATTAAATTCTGACCAACAGACTCAACTTAATACCGCATTATACGATATGCCTAATGCAAGTGGCACAGCTCAGGGAGCTTATGAAAACATCATGGCAACCGCAAAAGAAATGGGATTGAATACGGAATCTGTTGCAAAGATTTTTGCAGAAACATTCCCCGATGCAGTTCAGACCGCAAAAGAATCTGTGTCTAAGCAAACATCAGAAATTAGATGGAATACCACCAGAGATTTCAATGATGCGGCAGGTGCGGTAACAAAAGCTACTGGTCAGATGAAGAGTACTGCCATGAGCGATTATGAGGCAATTCATTCAAAAGCCACCGAATCTTCTCAGGGAGTCACTACGGCAACTGTAACGCAATGGGGAAGTTCTGCAAAAGAGGTTTCCAAGAACCTTGATTCAATGAAGCAAGCAGCCAACTTGAAACTGGGAGAAATGCAGAAAACTGTAGAATCCCATTTTTCATCACAGTATAATACTATAACCACCAAATGGCAGAAAGCGACAGAACGTATTGTTGGAAAAGGGCAGATTGTTGATTCTTTAGATTCTACACTTAGCAGAAAAGTTCCGTCTATGTCAAAATATTTCGATCAACTTTCAGGTAATATTTCAAAGAGTCTGAGTAGATTACATAGTGTCGGAGCAAATGCCGCAACCAGCCTGTATAATGGAATGAAATCCGTGAGAATGCCTACGCTTTCGTATTATATTTCTCAGTGGAAAACACATAGCCTTGGGAACGGCGGTACCAGTTCAACCCCTGTCTATAGTCCGAACTGGTATGCAAAAGGTGGTTTGTTCAAAAATGCATCTGTCATTGGTGTAGGCGAAGCAGGACAGGAAGCCGTTCTTCCTTTGGAAAATCGTAAAGCCATGAAATCCATTGCCGACAGTATCATGTCTGGATATGACGGCAACATGGGACTTACGAAAGATGAGATCATGGAAGCTGTCGAGCGTGGCGTAGTTACTGCTTTGATGAACAATGGTGGCTTTGGTGGTTCTTCACCAGAGTACATCATGAACAGCATCAAAGTGAACGAGCGTGAACTGGCACGAATCGTCACAAAAGCGCAAAATAATACAGATTACCGTATGAATCCGTCACCTGTGTATTGATTTTACGGTATGGATGTGGTAATATGATAAATACATAAACGTTAAGAAGAGAGCACACTAAAGATGAAACGAGGGAAAAACCTCACGATTCTTTTGTGTGCTCTTTTTTGTTTGGTAAAGCAAAGAGAAAGGTATTTATGAAACCGTATGGATTAGTTGATAAGAAAATTTTATTTAACAACAATTTATCTCTTGAAGCCAAGGGAATTTATGGACTTATAATGAGCTTTGATAGTGAAAGAATTAATGTAGAGGAAATTTATAAATTATCATTAGAAGATAAAGAGGTTGTTGACAGAGCCATAGATGAATTGCAATCACACGGCTATGTCTTTATTGAAAAATAATTTTGGTAAAACCAGTAGGCTAGGGTAGCTCCCGAAAAGTGTAATTCCATGATACACCTGCCTACTGTTTTTATAAATCATGGATCTGTGGCTACAAGGCAGTCACGCATTAACGACATGGAGGTTATCTATTATGAGCGAACAAATCAAAGAATTATCCCAAAATGAATTAGAAAGAAAAGTAGATTACATATTTTCACATAGATTTAATCACACTCTGCATGCTTATATCGATATTGCAGGTGATTTAACAGCAGGTGTTTTATTATCTCAAATTATGTACTGGTTTGATAAAGATTCAAAAAATGAGTGCGTCAGAACAAAAATCAAAAAGAAAGGTTATTTTTGGATTGCTAGACGTAGAGATGAATGGGCAAACGAAATAAGAGTTGCGCCTAAACAATATGATTCTGCGATGAAAAAATTAAAAGCCAAAAAATTAGTGATTGTTGAAAAGTTCAAAATTAACGGTGCTCCAACAACGCATATCAGACCTAATGATGAAGTAATAAATGTTGCTATCAAAGAATGGAAAGAACAAATTGCTCTTGAAATTATCAAAGACAACGAAGTGGAACAAAGTGACGTGAATTCCTCAAATCAGAATTTACCAGAAGAGGAAAATCACGAAAAAGTAGTGTCAAATGATGATAAACACTGGTTTTCCCCAAAAGAGGAATTTCCAAATTCCCAAAACAAGAAAAACCATGGAATTTCCCAAAATGGGAAAATGGAACTTCCCCAAAATGGAAACTCTTTAATTAATAAGAACTATAATAAAGATTTAGATGAGGTTTATAAAAAGAGAGTTAAAGATTCTGATACTACTAAAGTAGTACCAGTAGATTCTCCATGTCCGGGTAAACCGGAAACAAGGAGCATCCAGTCTCCACTCGGAATGGGAATAAGCGAAATCCTTTTGAGGAAAGGAATAAACCAATATTGGAATGATGTAGGATGCGAAGAGTATGAAGAATTGAAAACAAATGTCACTAATGTCATATTATATTTTTTGGAAAAATACAAAATTAAACTAGGCAAAAGCCATGTTCATTTAAAAGAAGAATATATAAAAACCGTAGTAGAAGGAATTGTTACAGTACCAGACGAGATGATTGAGTTGATAGATGCTTATGGCTTTGAGTATATTTATAAATCATGCATTGATATGTATTTTGACACAGAATTCAGAGAAGATACAAATTATCGTATTTTTCATTTCTTAACAGGTGATATTAGGAAAAATATTGCAATGAAACTTTCAGACCAAATAGAGTTGATAAGCGATAAATAAAAACGAATAGTTCCTGTGGCAACAGGCAATTAAAACGAGCCAAAATCCATTTAAAATACCGTAGGTGATAACTTCTTCACGTAAACAATTCAAATTGATTCTGACTTAAAATAATACAGTAATTAATTAGAAAGTGAGAAAGAAATGAGTAGACTTGGAAAAGAAATGCTGGCAGAGTATTCTGACCGATTTGATGAACTGAGGCAAAACCGGTGCGAAACAAGCTTTTACAAATACGGCACGGCAAAAGATAATTTTGGAGAACGTCTGGTAAATGCGATTGAATCACACGATATGTGCATTAAAAAATATAAAGAAACTGGTAACACGGAGTATCTTTGCGATGCTGCGAATTATCTGATGTTCGAATTTATGTATCCACAAATCAAAGGTGCTTATTTCAAAGCAACCGACAGTGGGGAAAGTGCCGGAGTAGTTGGAACACCAATTAATCAATTAAGGGAGAAATGGTAAAATGAAAAAATCGGGCAATTCTCATGGGGAATACGGATTATGAGACATTTTGCAAAGAACAAATCCGTTTAATGCAAAGCAAAATATAACTTTTTCTTACTGAATCTCACCTTGTATATGTGATAGAATAAAGAATCATAAAGCGTCTATCAGAGCGATAGGCGCTATTTTCGTGTAATTAAGCATCTTCTTTCGGGGAGGTGCTTTTTCTTTTATGAGGTGTTATATGGCAGAAATATTTTTAAAAGTAAACGGTGTCTCGATGCCTTGCCCGTCTTCCTACACATGGGGATTACAGGACGTATCAGCGGCAAAATCAGGAAGATCTGATGACTCTGTCATGCATAAAAACAGGGTAGCGCAAAAAAGGAAATTAGCTTTGCAGTGGAAAGGTAAAGATTGGGCTACTACAGCTAAGATCCTTCAAGCGTTCAATCCCGAGTACATCCAAATTACATATCCAGATATGATGTCTGGAAAATACGAAACCAGAACATTTTATGTTGGTGACAGGAGTGCGCCTGTTAAATGGTGGTGGCATGGAAACCAGAGAACAGAATCTATCAGTTTTGATGTGATTGAGAGGTAATGCATGAGAAAATTATCTAACAGATGGAAAGAAAAAGTCAAGAACGGAATGGACGTGCAGTACCTCAAGTATGCAGATATCACACTTACAGACGGAACTGTACTCAATCTGACCAGTGCCAATCTGTGGCAAAACGGAATGGAATTCGAAGATTCCGTATCTAATGATAGTAGCTTTGACATCGGTTCTGCAATCATCAATGTATTGAATCTTAGCATTAATAATTTTGACGGTGAGTACTCCGATTACGATTTTGAGGGAGCAGAAGTCATATGTTATGTTGGATTACAGATTGAAAATGAGGATACAAGTGAACTGTTAGATTCAGCTGGAGAACAAATACTGGATTCAACCGGCGATACGATCATAGTTCATAAAAATGCGGTTATTGAAAAAGCGCGTATTTGCACAGTGACAGTTATTGAACAGCCGGAAGACGAAACGGTGACCATAGACCTTACGTGTGAAGATAATATGCGGAAGTTTGATCGGAACTATTCAGACAGCAAATTGAAGTATCCGGCAACCAGAGGGCAGATTGTACGAGATGCCTGCGAGGTATGTGGAGTTACTTTGCAAACAACATCATTTGACAGAGATGATTATATCGTGCAGAATCGTCCAAATGACGAAGCTTTAACATTTCGCCAGGTTCTACAGTGGGTTGCACAGATTGGCTGTCAGTGGATGAGATGCGATGAATATGGCAGATTGTGCATCAATTGGTACGGTTCTGTCAATGAAGAAGAACTTACAGTTGATGAACTTGGAGTATTAAAAACACAGGACGGAAGCAACGTTAATCTTAACTTCTCGAACTCAGATGGTGCGTTGTCGGCTGACAATGGTACGCTTCTTGAAAATGATGGGATTCTGAGGCTTTTTGCAACTGACGAAAAAGGTAACATTTCTGAAATAGAAACCACCTATGGTTTTACTCCGCATCATACAGATGTAGTAATCACAGGCGTGAAAGTAACTGAATACAGCGAATCCTCTTCTGATAATCCGCAAACTTACATGGTTGGTACAGAGGGATATGTACTTGGAATTTCTGGTAATAAATTAATTCGTGTTGGCGATGGCCAGACGATTGCTTCAATGATTGCCGAGAAATGCGTTGGCATGAGATTTAGACCATTTGAATCCGAGTGTCCTACAGATGTGGCTCTGGAAGCCGGAGATTCACTGATTATTGTGGATAGAAATGGAAAAATATACACATCGCTACTTACCACAACTACATTGAAACCGGGATCCGGTCAGAAGATAGCTTGTAATGCCAAAAGTGCTGCTAAAAATAGCAGCACCCGATATTCCCAGGCAACGCAGGCATTTGTTGCTGCAAAAAATATGGTTAAGCAGGAAAAAACCGAGAGAGAAAAAGCACTTGAAGAATTCGGAAAAAGAATTGATTCAGCCACAGGAGTTTATACTACTGTTGAGCTGCAGGAAAATGGAAGCAAAATCTTTTATTTACACGACAAACCAACTCTGGCAGAATCTCAGGCAATTTGGAAAATGACTTCTGAGGCATGGGGAGTGTCTACAGATGGTGGACATACTTGGAATGGTGGTATGACAGTAGATGGTGATACTATCGTTCGAATCTTGAATGCAGTTGGAGTAAATGCAACGTGGATTAATACAGGAGCAATCACAGTAAAGGATGCAAACGAAAATATTCTTTTCCAAGTCGATATGGACACCAAAACGGTTGTTATCGACCCAGATGTTTTGATTATCGGAAATATGACATTGTCCGAGAAATTGGAAAACATGGATGAGAATATTGCATCTGCCAAGAATATGACATTCCAGCTGTCAAACGATATGCAGACGATCACATCTGACGCAGACGGCAACATTCCGGTATTTCCAACAGTGGCAACTACAGCGAAAGTTATGTACGGCTCGTCAGATATCACAAATGATTGTAGCTATACCATTACAAAATCAGACAGTGTAACCGGCTCTTGGGATGTAGATACGCATACTTACACTGTCACAGGCTTGAGTGCAGACAATGGATGGGTGGATATTAAGGCAACGTACCTGATTAATCTTTCTATAACGAAGAGATTTACGATTTCCAAGCAGAAAAAGGGCAAAGATGGAAAAGATGGTGAACCTGGTAGAACATACATGGTTGAGCCATCATGCAACGTCCTGAAACGTGGCTCTGACAAGGTGATTAGTCCAAACTTTATAACCTTTAAAGCGTATTATCGTGATGGTGATTCAGCTGCTAGAGTACCTTATAAAGGCAGATTTGTCGTTGAAGAAACTGTTGATGGAAGTGCTTGGAAAACCATTTATGCTAGTTCAACCGATGAGGATACAGTAACGCACTATCTGTATTCTATTTTAACAAATAGTTCGGGTCAGGCAGTAGCAAGCTCAAATGGCTCAACCATTGGTATTCCTAGAGATGTGACGAATGTTAGATGTAAATTATATGCATCCGGTGGTACTACGACATTGATGGATATGCAGAGCGTGGCGGTCGTTATTGATACAGACAATTTGACGCAGGAGCAAATAGTTAGCATTCTGACTAATGACGGGGCTTGGAAGGGATTATATTATAGCAATGGGCGTCTCTACGTCAGCCTTGATGCTCTTCTTGGTGGAACAGTTACCTTGGGCGGCAAAAAGAATGGGAACGGTTATCTGAAAATTAAAGATGCCAGCAATGATGTTAAAGGATTAATTGATCGCTCTGGATATACTGTATTTACAAGCTACGAAGAAAATTCAAAATACATGAAATATACAGGTGTACAGTTTTCAAGCGATGGAATATTCCATGTTGATATCAAGAAGTTCTTTGACGATGAAGTAGATATTGAAATTGAAAATAGTGAAAATTGGGGAATCAGTTGGAAGGATAACAGTCTAAACGTATATGCCACAGAGGTATCGGCTGATACCGGTACATTTGGAGATTTAACTGTTACTAATTCTGCATCTTTTGCAAAATCGCCAAAGATAGAAAACATGGAGTATACGACATCATCAAATACTATTTGTTGGGATGGACGTACAGGATACAAACAGCTGATGCTGAAATCTTCATCCTCGAAACGCTATAAAGATATTGGAAACAATATTTCAGAGCAAGAAATTGAAGAATGGTACAATATCGAACCAACGTGGGCGAAACACAAAAAGGGATATCTAGTTAAAGGGGACGAGAATGAAGGAAGATATATCCCAATGTTTATTGCTGAGAATGTAGAAGCATTCTTTCCAGAAGCTACTCGGCATCAAAACGGACTTGTTGAGGACTGGAACGAGCGTATCATGATTCCAGCAATGTTTGCAATGCTAAAAGCACAGAAAAAGAAAATTGACCAACAAGAGAAACTTATTAATAAACTTTGCGAAAAGTTAAATATAGAATGAATTATGAAATGGAGGTACATAAATGTCAGTAAAGCAAGTACAAGCTATTGTAAATGGACAGACTTACACCCTTACTTTTAACAGTAATACGGGCAAATATGAAGCTACAGTAACAGCTCCAAATAAGTCCAGTTACAGCCAGAGCGGACATTATTACGGAATAACAATCAAGGCAACGGACGATGCTGGAAACGTGACCACCAAAGATGCAACAGATTCCGCAATCGGTAGTTCCTTGCGATTAACCGTTAAAGAAAAGGTCGCTCCGGTAATTACAGTCACAAATCCAACAGCATCTGCAACACTTGTCAACAACAAGCCAACTATCACATGGACTGTTACAGATGATGATTCTGGTGTTAATCCGTCTACTATCGGTATCACAATCGATTCCGGAAGCAAGATTACTGACGGCATTACAAAGACCGCCGTAACCGGTGGTTACAATTGTTCGTACATACCGGCAACAGCTCTTACCGATGGTTCTCATACCATTAGGTTTGATGCATCCGATTACGATGGCAACGCAGCTACGCAGAAATCTGTAACATTCAAGATCGATACCGTACCGCCGACGTTGAGCGTAGCCTCTCCGTCTGATGGATACGTTACCAACAAGAGCACAATTACTGTAGCAGGTACAACCAATGATGCAACGTCATCTCCTGTTACAGTAATGATCAACGGTACACCTGTAACGGTTGGCAGCAACGGAGCATTCAGCACTACGGTCACATTGTCCGCAGGATCAAATACAATTAATATCGTTGCGAAAGACAGTGCCGGTAAGACAACAACCATTACCAGAACTGTCAAGTATGATCCGAACCCACCAAAGATTACAGCCGCAAGCGTAACGCCTAATCCGGTCGATGCAGGCAAAACTTATGTGATCTCTGTCACAGTAACTGATGAATGATGATTACGAGGGTTTACGGCTCGTGTAATGAGTTCGCTATTGAGTTCCAGAGACGAGAGGGATCGGATCTCGAAATCTGGGACGCAATAGTCCCTGCCAATAGAGATGGACAGTATGTCATAGAAATCTATGCAGAAAGTAGTGGTGGCTTGACAGCTTATACCGCCACTGTACTGTTTCTGATATCAGGGCACGAGATTGCTGGAAAGCTCGTTCCGAGAGGATATACGGCAGAATCAGAGAACATCGAGTACAGCTCATTGCTGAATCTGAGTCAGCTGACGGCAGAGCTTGTAAAGCAATGTTTCAGTGGACATAAAATATGCTGAAAGGAGAGAGGACATGGCAATTAGATACGTAGATAGCAATACAATAATGGATTTGGGAGAAAAAATCCGATTTAAAAGTAAAGTAGAGCCGGTATGCGGTGTAGACATCCCTTTTTCCATCATTTCAGCGGATTACGAATTGATTTTCGTTGATACAGATGCTGAAACAGAGACTGTAGAAGATCAAGGAAATTGCAATATCAACGAGCATACGCTAGATGCGTTAATTGAGCCACAAAAAACAGGAATCTATTGTCTGAGATTCACATATAAAATTGCAGATGAAACGTGGGTAGATAATTATAAAATCAAAGTGAAAGGGTGATATGCATGGCAGATGCAAACATTTATATAGCCGGTGCAAGCATAAGCCCTACATCAGTTCAGACAGGGGCAAAATATGCGATTGCTGTTGATGTTCGGAATGTCCAGTATGTATTAGGCACAAGTGATGGCTCAGCACTTGCCACTTCTGATGGTTCGATGCTGAGAGTGAAAGAATAGAGGTGATTATATGGCAGAATCATTAAAAACAATATTAATGTCGGCACTGGCTTCGAAAGCAACGCCGGCAGAAAGTGACACATTGATAGTTGGAGAAGGGAATGTATTAAAAAAAATATCGTTCTCACAATTATTTACATACCTGAAAGACAAGCTAGGCATTAATACATTAAACACGAAGATAACTTTTGTAAATCAAGTTTATAAAGGTACTGGAGCAGGATATATCTATATTAATCCACCAGATACTAACAATGATTATTACTTAATAGGAGCTACTAATGCGGATTGGAACGCTTGTCCAGTTAGTATAGTTGCTGTAAGTAAGCAAAATTCTACTCATATAGTGCATTTTACGGGTAACATTGAAACTGGTAAATCTGTTCGAATACTCAGTATGTGGACACAAGCTAAATATATAACTTTTAAATCATAATATAATTTATGCTCGTATAAACATTAAATCTGCTATATAATTACCTGCTGATACAAACCCATTACAAACAATATTATAGCCATTTGATGAAACGCCTACTGCGCAAATAAGAGCTTTGTTATCTCCCGAACCAATAACACCAATATTTTGATTATTTGTTGATACTTTTACTGGTAAGGTCAGAAGAACTGTCCCATTTTGTATACCAGAAGCAGTAAGTGAATTAAATCCAATATGGAGATATAAAAAGCTATCGTTATATATACAATATGTTTGTCCAGTTTGCAAATATCCGCCACCATTATATGTTTTTAATGTAACATTTTTATTATTTATCTTCGTGTTTAGCATCTGTACCTATGCTTTATAATTAAGGTACGGGAGGTGCTGATAATGGAGTCAAGGCAAATGATCATACAATCAGTAATGCAAGTATTAAAGAGCAAAGTGGATCAGGAGACACTGGATATAGTGCAAGATGCGCTTACGATCGAACTGAATCGTTATGAAGTCCAGGAACGAACAACAGAACTATCGGTGGTAGACAATAGTGCTGTAGGAATGTTACGCAGGTATATTGCTACCAAAAGAATCGAGGGCAAAGCAGAGTTTACACTGAAAAGATACTGGGAACAGAACCTACAGTTAATATGCCAAGAATCCGAGCAGCACCATAAGGCTCTTATTTTTGCACAAATTTGCGCCGGCGCAATGCCGAGAAAGGACAAGAATATGGAATTAAAAGGAATTGACGTATCATCGTGGCAAGGAAAACCAGATTGGCCAAAAGTATCGAATTCTGGAGTTAAGTTTGCAATATTAAGAATCCATCAAAAATCTGGAGTCGATACATCTTTTGAACACAACTACAAGGGCTGTAAATCCAATGGAATTCTTATTGGTGGATATAAGTACAGCTACGCTCTGACACCGGCACAGGCAATTGACGAAGCCGAGGACGTACTTTCCGTTCTTTGTGGACGCGGATTGGATTTCCCAGTATTCTATGACCTCGAATGGAAACAGCAGAGAAGTCTTGGAAAACAGGCTATTGAGAATATTGCAGTAGCATTTCTGACCAGAATCAAGAAAGCCGGTTATAAGGCAGGCATCTATTGCAATCTTGATTGGCACAATAACGTTTTGTCAGATGCGCTGAAACAGTATGATTGTTGGATTGCTCGTTATCCGGCTAACGACAACGGCTCTGCACAGGAAAGATTACGTCCGAACGTCGGTGTAGGCTGGCAGTATTCCAGTAAAGGAAAAGTTCCAGGAATTAATGGAAATGTTGATATGGATGTGTTTTACAAGGATTATAGAGATTCTGACCAGAAAGGAGAAACTAAAATGGTAAAAATCAGTAACTGCGGACATGATGAACGCGGAAGATATGCAGGTGGGAAAGCAGGAGATCAGACTGGTACAGAATATCAGATCATAAACTGGTACAGTAGACCGTGGCTCTGTGTCCTAAGATTCAATGACGCCAAAATCGCAACCATGATTGCAGACATGGCGACAAAAGCGGCACAGAACAATCTCATCGGATACGATCAGGGCACTGCCGGAAACAGCAATGACCGGTATTCGTTCTGGCGGCACTTAAAGGCAAGTAACTACGATCCGGCGCAGATCACGGTAGCTTGTGAATCTGATTGCAGCGCAAGTACAGCAGCTATTGTCAAAGGGGCTGGGTATCGCTTAAATAATGCAAGGCTCAAAGCGGTCAGCATCTATCTGACGACACGAAACATGAGAGCTGCAATGAAGATTGCCGGTGCGAAAGTACTGACGGATAGAAAGTATCTGACATCCGGCGACTATCTAAAGGCAGGAGATATCCTCCTGAATGATAACCACCACGTGGCTATCGCTGTTACCACTGGCGCAAAAGCAAGTACGCTTTCAACGCCAACTATTCTGTCTAAAACTCCGAAGTGGGTGGGAAAGGTAACTGCAAATACACTTAATGTCCGCACATGGGCAGGAACAGAGTATGCACAGCTTAAAAGCTATCCTACACTTGCAAAAGGCAATTTAGTTGATGTATGCGATACCATTAAAGCCAAAGATGGAGCATCTTGGTACTACATCCGCATTGCCGGAAAGTATTTCGGATTTGTTTCCACGAAATATATTTGCAAAGTGTGATAAATGTGATATAATAAATATACCATAATTCAACTCCTCCCCAGAGTTTGGATATGAACTCAAAAAAGAGATGATCTGTTTCTATTCCTTGACAGATCATCTCTTTTATTTTATTTAATAATATATTCCCAATATTGATTTTTAATATCCGCATATCCGTTCTTACGAATCAGTACTTTATCACCAGAAAACATCGTAAAATCAGAATCCAGCTTTTGCACATAATCCATGTTTACAACAAATGACTTATGGCAACGCAAAAACCGTTTATCAAGGTAAGGCTCAACCGACTTTAAAGTTGCATACATACTGTGCATAATCCCGTTCGTGCAATGAACAAAAACTTGCTTATCCCGTGCTTCGAGGTACTCGATTTTGTTCAATGGAATCCTTATAATGCAATCTCTGTGTCTGATTGTGAGCATCTTGTGTTTCATATCACTCAAGGTATTGTCAATCATAGAAAACATTCTTCCGTGTTCATTTCCCTTGATGATATAATGCGTAAATTCAACATCCAACGCATCAAAAACAAAATCCTTGTGAGCTGTCCAGAAAGCAATTTTGCCCTTATATCCACACTCTCGGAGTTCTTTGGCAATATCCACGCCATTTTCGTTTTTAAGTATTACATCCAAGACAATCATATCAAACCATTTTCCGTCCTTAACATCATCTATCAAGGGTTCCCCACTGAAATAACCGTCTATCGTATAATTCCGGTCACCGTTTTGCTTCAAAAACGGTTCAATCCGATGCTTAAAATACTCAACCTGTAGTTCACAATCGTCACAAATAGCAATTTTCATAGTAATCACCTTCCGTTTATCGCCTACGCTTCAACTTTCATCAGATTATCCTCATCTAATCAATTAATTATGGTAATATAGTAGCACTGAAACGGAAATGTGTAAATAGTTCAGCAGAAGTTCGAAAAAAATCGACATCTTAATACGTTGGTACAGCCTGCCAGATTACTCTGGGGAGGAGATGTGATCGTGAATGCAGGTTTTACCATAAAACGAGCCGGGGAGTAAAATCCTCGGCTCTTTGCTTTACAATGAATTATTTTTGATATGAAATTAAGTCTGTAGTATATTCGTTATCATATTCTGCTAATGGACGAATCGTTAATGCGAAATCTACGTTTGACACATCGGAAATTCCGTTTGCTGCAAGAAAATCATCTGTAGGAGTTAGGGTCACAAGAGTTTTACAACCATCTAATAAATACTGATTGAATATTTCATAACTGTCTGACATTGTAAAATCGTTATAAGTCTCAGAAGTTACATCGTATGCGAAATACTGTCCAGTAGTGTTTGTGATACAAAATGTGAAGCTGTTACCCTCTGAGGAAATGAAATCGACACTAATGCCGTTCTGGTTATACAAGTTCTGTGCACCGTCAAATACAGGAGAAGAAACCACAGTAGTTCCAGTTACGTCAGCGTGAATCTGACCGCTGTCAAAAGCCTTGAAGCTCTTTGCATTGTCGTAAGCCCACAAGAGAACGTCAAAGCTATCTACTTCGTCCATCTGGTAGTCTTTGAAGAAATCTTTATTTTCCCATGTATCTATCAGCTCCAAAGTAGAATTCGCTTTCTTTCCGGGTGCTACATCAGAGGAGTTTATGCCATACTGATCGCCGCCTGCCATAATACCGTTTATGGCATAAGCATAAGGAGCTATGCCTAAATTCAAATTAGAATTGTTTTCGATATACAGTCCTATAGTGCCTGTGGACGGGGAATCGGTTAATCCTTTTGTTTCAACATGAATGCCGTTCTCTTCGTATAGCACAAAATCTTCCGCAAAAACATTGGATGGCATGGATGCAAGCAAAATGCTTGACAGCCCAATACTAGCTAGAAACTTTACTTTCTTTCTCATAAAAATATTTCCTCCTTAGTAAAATTTGCATATATTATACCGCAAGATTCAATAATAGCATAGTCAAAACAGAAATATTTTTCATATTTTTATCCATTAAAAATGCAGTTTTATCGTTTTGCCCGATTAATTTGCACAAAAAGTGGTATAACTAAATACATAAATTATAGACTAAAGAGGTATATATTATGAGGAAGATTGAGAAATTGCTGATCGCAGCAGGAGTAATTCTCTTTGCCAACTACATAATTCACTTGCCAATGTGCGTGAAAGACTATGCCAATAAGGATTTTGGTATATACTCAACCCAAACTATGCACAAGCATTCAACGCTTACTATGAGCGCGGTTTTGAAACCGGCGTCTAAATCTACGCTCAAATTCTACATTTCACCACGCAAAGCAGATTTTATCTTTGACTACACAAATAATTTCTATGCGATCATAAATATTCCGGTCTATCTCTGGCAGTTTGCAAGGGCGAATATTAATCCATGTGTCCTGTTACATTGGATCTGCGGAAAATATGATAAAAATAAATGTTCGAATGCATATTTCCCACTGTCCAGACATATACTGTAGTAAAGTTTCGATTGGGAGGGTTATTTATGGATTATAAGAAAGAGATTATTGAATTATTAGATAAGGTAAAATTAGAAAGTACTTTAAAAAGAGTATACAAGTTGCTGGTATACTTATATTTAAGAGAAGAGTAGCCTAAAATGCCGCATCTACAGTTAAAGCAGATGCGGCATAATAATTATTCTGTTTTTAAATCATCTGGCGATGCGGAGAAATAATATTCGAATTCGGAACTGTCATAATCGCTGCCTAACATTGAATTTATTTTGTCCGCAATAGATGTTCCTAATTCCTCTCCGAATTCAGCGTCTTCAACTTTTGTTCTTTTATATTCTGTAAAAATGTTTCCCCAGTCGTCTTGTGTGCCTGCATAGTAAATCTGGATGAGATCGCCGTCTTCTTTAGGATTTAAGTAAGATAAGGTTTTATCTGTTACGTTTATCATACTTTTAGGAAAAAATACTTTTTGAACATCACAGGAATTAAAAGCAGCATCATATATTTCAGTAATTCCTTCTTGAAAAATAACTGATTCAACATGAGAACTTCCAATTCCGATCTGGAAATCTGATAAATCTGTTGCGTAGTCTGTTCCGTCAATATTGTATGATGGAAGAATTTCTAAAATTTTGCACTTGCCATCATAACCGTGCAATTTCACAGAGTTTCCCTCTATATCATAATCAAAATCACCGATTACACCGTACTTTTCAGAATCATCCTTTTGAACTTCAACGCCAGTCACGCCACCTGCATAAGTTGGAGTAGAAACTCCTAAAATTGCAAAAGTACAAAATGCAATTAATAGCTTTTTCTTCATAGACATTTCCTCCTTGGTATTAGTTGATTTTATTATATCACTATAAATCAAAACAACAAAGCAGAATATAAAAAAGACCAGAGTTTTTTATTCTCTGGCCTTTCTTTTTTAATTGTTTTCCAATTCTGTTAGGATTTCTTGGAGTTGCTTCCAATGTTCATCACTGAGCTTTGCGAACTTTACAAGAATTTTCTTAGCAAAGTCATTATCCCCGGTCATTACCGAATCAACGATAGCCTGCGCATCACTATCGTCGCTTTGGAACATATCTCCGATTCCGTTTACGAGCCAGTCATAATTGACTTTGTAGCTGGCACATATTAGTTTGATGTTCTTTTCGGATAGATCACGTTGACCGTTTTCAATCATGGACAATGCCGCTTGTTTAATTGCGAGTGTCTCTGCGAAGTCTTTCTGATTCTTTCCTAATTGTTTACGAAGAATCGAAACTCTTTCATTTATTGTTTCCAATGCTTGTCTCTCCTTTCAATATTATAATATCACTAGAGTGATAAAAAGTCAACAAAAATGTAATATCATGCTTGACAAAATATTACTCTAGTGATATATTATAATCACACAAGTGATACAGAAAGGAGTGAGAGGAATGACAGGTGATAGACGAGAAGCGTTTAGAAAAATGGTAGAACGTTTTAATAATCTGCCAGAGAAAAAGCAAGATCAAATGCTCTGGTATGGAAAAGCAATCATTGATATAGAGGAAAGCGAATCCAGTAAAAAAGAACCTGCAACAGTAAAAAGTGATTAAGAAAGGAGTGATAAGCACGAACCAGTTAGTACATATTGGAAATTCAGACATTTCCATAAAAGAGTATAACGGTCAGCGAGTTGTAACGTTCAAAGATATTGACATGGTACACGGTAGACCAGACGGAACAGCAAGCAGAAATTTTAGAACCAACAGAGAGCGTTTCATAGAGGGTGAAGATTTCTTCCGAGTAAGCGCCGACGAAATTCGTCGCACCAAAATTTTTGACATTCCAGACAAGGCAACTTCTGATTACGCCCTTATGACAGAACAAGGATATCTGATGTTAGTAAAGTCTTTTACAGACAATTTAGCATGGGATGTTCAGAGACAGCTTGTGAATGGATATTTCAAAACCAGAGAAAAAGTAAAAAGGGCATTATCACCAGAACTTCAAATGTTGCAGGGACTACTTTCACAAATGGTAGAGAAAGAACTTGCTGATAAAGAAAGAGACCGGCAGATTTTGCTTGCCAAAGAAACAGCAGATAAAGCTGTTGCGACTACAGAGAATATCAAAGAAGCAGTTAAACCGGTGTTCGATAACTGGCGTTCAGAAATCAATTTGAAATTCAATCGCATACAAAAATGTGCAGGAGCAGAGTTCAGAATGCTGAGAACAGAAATGTATCAAGAATTGGAACGCAGAGCAGGATGTGATTTGAGTACTAGGCTGAGGAACAAACGCAACCGTATGCAAGAAAAAGGGTGTACGAAGACAACGATTAATGCACTCAATAAAATGGATATCATTGACGATGATAAAAAGTTGCGTGAGATTTTCTCAAAGATCGTAACTGAATACGAAATTAAATATTGTGCGTAGAAAGGAAGTGAACAATATGTCAGATTTTGACAAAGGCTACATCCTTGGAAAAGTAGAAAGCCTTTCTTCTGATAAGAAAGAAAGTTCTTAACTGGAAAGGAGGAAATTAAATGGATTTGTACGATGTAGCACTTTTGTTTTCGATTGCAGCAATTATTCTAAATATAATTACTTTTTTCCTAAATCGAAAGTAAGTCCTTGCTTTCTTTCGGTACTTGAAGTACACAGATTTTATTTCTTTTGTTTGTAATGATTTTTAACGTAATAAAATCGTTACTTAATTTAACATTGGCAGGAATATCAAACAGGACAATTTCAAATATCCCTTGCGATGGTTGTAAAGAGATTGGAAAATCTGCACTAAATATTCTTTCGGTGATAGGAATATCTGTTTCATTGTACTTCGGGTGATAACGTTCAGCAACCCATCTGTGAGTTAGAACACATGGATATGAAGTACGGCAATGACCTAAAAGCAAAGAAATTCTGGTAATGATTATGGCTGAAGATGAATTGTTCTGAAGAATTAAACCTAGTTTGATAGACTGTTCGTTTTCCACATTTAAAGTGCACAGTGTTTCCAATGAAACAGAAATATTTGTTCGTTTGCTCCAAAGCGAATGGATGAATTGAAATAGAGAAAGAACAAATCCTGCGATTGCAATAACGGTTGTAAGCAAAGACTTATTTTCTGCAACAAATTTAACAATGGTGCTCAACATAATTAAAACCTCCATTTTTTTAATTAGAGTATACCACAGAAAGGAATGATATGGTGGAAGAAACAAATGCATTACTCAAGCAGATTTTGGAAGAACTTAAAGCCATTCGAGAAGAAGTTGCACCTACGAGAACGAAAAAAGTAACGCACACGGCAAATATTGACAGGAAGACAATTGCCGAATGCGTTACCGATGGAATTCAAAACGCTTTATACGGGAAACGAGCGTTTAATCCGAAAGATTCTGAATAGCAAAATCATATGCACGTTTTAAATATTGAATTTCGTCATTTGACATAGAAGTATTTCCAGCCAATGGAGCTTCTCTTCTGTCAAGAACGTATTCATTTAATTTAGACTTTGCATAAGTAATTGCTAAATCATGAACTATTTGTTCTTTATCCATAATACACACCTCCCTTCGAGGGAGATTATACCACAGAAAGGAAGTCAGTATGAAAAAAGAAGAAATAAATGAGTTTATGAATATGACATTACAGGAGAAAAAAGACAAAATTATTGAAATAATTCGCGAGATTCCAGAAGATTCTCCGATTCACAAGGAACTGTACGAAACACTGAAAAGAGAAATGGAGGAAAAATAGAATGATCAAATGTGAAGGCGGGAAAGTTGAATTAGAAGAAGATGCAAATAAGTTGCTTTCTGAATTAACCGCAATATGCAGGGGACTAAGAGTTTTCCTTGTGAAAGAAGGATATTCCAAGGAAAAAGCCGATGAACTTGTTTCTGAATCAGCTCAGATGGGGTTGTGGACAGACGAAAAAATACAAGAAGAACTTGACAGATTAAGGACAGAAACGCTTAGAACGTTTGCGGAATTAATATTGGGGAGAAAGATTTTTGAAGGAGGAAAAGAGAATGATTAAAAGTAAAGATGGAGCAGTTGAGGTAAAGGGAAGTACAACAGTTTTAATGACTGATTTGTCAATGATTATTAAATTGTTGAGAGAGACTTTTGAGGAAGAAGATATTCCAAAGGAAACAGGAGATAAACTTATCAGAAAGGCTGTAGACGTTGGGTTCTGGACGGAAGATAAGCTTGACAAGGAACTTTCCAATATGCGAGCGGAAGTACTTGGAAAACTTATGGGATTAGCATTGTCGTCAATCTGGGGAGGGGCAAAGGATGAATAAAAACACTTACGAAGCAGAAACTCTCGAAGAAGAATTTGCTTTACTAGCCGGCAGGCTTACAGCTTTGGAAGCGGTTTTAAATGCTAATGATAGCACATTCATTGATAAAAAGTATGTAGCTGCGATCATGGGGATTAAATATTTCGAAGGGGATTCCGATAAGAAAGAAGAGTGAAACGCCCCGGAGGTGACGCAACACCTACCGGAGCACGTATCTAACTTAATTAGGGTAAGTTAAATACAGGATAAGTATAGCACACCTTCCTGTATTTGAAAAGAAAATTTATACCAGGAGGGCATTTTTTATGTCTAAAATCACAAAACACACCGAAAACGTAACTAAAAACCAGAGTCTTGCAAGCGAAATCATCGCAGATCAGGTGGCAAAAACAAAACGTCTGGAAGTCGCAGTTGTAGCACTATCAGTAGCTTTACTTGCAGCAGCAGCAACTAAAAGAAAGAAGTGAGGGATATGAGGAAAAGAATGTATTTTATCGGAGTGATGGCACAGGTGGGAACATTTTCCACGATTGCATTATTGCTCTGGTGGATGACGAAAATGGATGTACTTGAGTTGCTCTGCATAAGTGCAATGGCATCTTCAATGGTATCCCTTCCTATTTTAATGCAGATAGAAAGGTGGGTAAACGGAATTGAATAAGCTTTTGGAAAACAATCAGGTAACACTGGTTGGAGAAATTAAAACAGAATTTGAATTTAGCCATGAAGTATATGGTGAAAAATTTTACCGATTCGAACTTAGCGTAGAACGATTTAGCGGAACGAAAGATGTTCTTCCGGTTGTAGTTTCTGAGAGACTCATTGATGTGAAGCAGAACTATACAGGAGAAATGATGGAAATTCAAGGGCAGTTCAGATCGTTCAATAAGCACGAAGAAAATCACAGTAGATTACTTCTTTTTGTGTTCGCAAGAGAAGCAAAATTCATGGACAAAGACGCACTTCCAGTTAATCAGATTCTTCTGGATGGTTTTACTTGCAAGAAACCAGTATACAGAACAGCACCTAATGGAAGAGAGATTGCAGATGTACTTCTGGCGGTAAATAGATCATACGGCATATCTGATTACATACCATGCATCTGCTGGGGCAGAAATGCAAGATACATGGGAACCTGCGGAACTGGCACACATATTATTTTACAGGGAAGAATCCAGAGCAGAGAGTACAACAAAAAAGTCGGAAATCAGGTCGAGAAGAAAACAGCCTATGAAGTGTCGGCTTATTGGGTGGAGGATAAAACAGTATGAAAACAGTAGAATTGAAACAGCTTAACATTGAAAACTACAAGAAGTTTGAGTCTGCGGAGTATCAGTTTGCACCACGAACGATGGTGTCCGGTAGGAACCGTCAGGGTAAAACAACGTTGATGGACGCATATTTTGATACACTGACCGGAAAGCTTGCAGACGGTACATCTCCGAATAATGTCAGAAGAAAAGAAGACGGAGAAGAAGTTGAGGGTGTCGTATCAAGAGAACTCACACTTCTGATTGATGGAGAGGAAACCGTGATCCGTAAGGAAACGAAGAAAGGTAAATCTTCCAGTACCACAAAATATCAGGTTGATGGGTTTGATTACAACCAGACGAAGTATAAGGAATTTTTAAAAGGAATATCAGACTCAGAAACCATTATGATGTGTAGTAATGCCAGAGTATTCCTTAATGAACTTCGAAAATCAACAGCAAGTGCCAGAGTAATGCTTGAAAAGATGGCAGGGTTCAATGCGGATAAAGTATTACAGGACAATCCAGAAGTTTCGGAAATCATCAAGAATCATTCTGTCGAGGAAGTTGTGAAAAAACTCAATAGAGACAAAAAAGACTTCCAGAAGAAAATTGATGCCAAAAAGGTTGAAATTGATACCGTAAAGAAACAGGGAACACCAGATTTTACCATTCTTGAAGAAAAGAAGAATGCCGTGCTGGATAAACTGAATGGTCTTCTTGAAAAAGAAAAGCTGCTAAATGAAACCAATAAAGCATATGACGAGCTCTGCTACGAGATTACAGGTCTCAAGAAATCCAGAGATGCGATCATTTCAAATGCAGCAGAAGCATTACAGGAAGAAAAGAGAAAAATCGTTTCCTTATTAAATGACAGGCGATTCAAGCAGAAACATGAAGAAGAAAATCTCCGAATTCTGGGAAATTTCCTTGCGACCGCTGAGAAACCAGAACGAATTCAGCAGAGAATTACGGTTTTGCAGGAGAAATATAAACAGACGTATGCGTCCACATTTGATGAAACAGCTTTAAATGCCATACAGAATGAAAAATTTGATCCTGAATCAGCTATTTGCCCGACCTGCGGACAGGCACTTCCGGAGGAACAGGTTGAACGTCTTAAAACTGAATTTGAACAGAAGAAACAGGAAAGAATCCATGCAGAGTTTGCGAAAAAAGAGCAGTTTAAAGCAGACAAACAGCAGAAACTTAAAGACATTACAGAAGAAGGCAATTCCGAAGTAGCCAGAAGAAAAGAAGTTGAGGAAAAGCGCAAAGACATCGAATCGCAGATTGAGCAGACAAAGAAAAATATTTCTACTCTAGCATCTGAGATTGCACAGAAAAATCATGAATTAGAGAAGCTTCCGTCAGAGCCAGATATGTCTGGAAACGAAGAGTATCAGGCAGTTGTAGCAGAAATCCAGAAGAAACAGGAACAGCTTGACGGACTGACTAATAATTCTGAGGAAAATGCAGCAGTTCAGGCAGAAAGAATGTCTGCTGAAAAGGAACTTACAGGAATCGAAACAAAAATTGATATGGCAAAACAGGCAGTTCAGAAACAGACAGAAACACTTGAACAGCTGAACACAGAACAGAAAGAGTTAGGTCAGGAAGATTCCGATATTCAGCAGAAACTTGACATGTTGAAAGAATTTTCCATCAAAAAAAATCAGGCACTTGCAGAAGCTATCAATCCACTTTTCAAGCACTTTCAGTTTCAGTTTTTGGACTATACGCAGGACGGTGAGCCGGTGGAAGTTTGCAAGATGATTTGTGACGGAATCGGATATTTTGATGGATTGAATCACTCTGATCAGATTCTATGCAACATTGACCTCGTGACTGGTTTGCAGGAATTGAACGGCTTAAACTTGCCAATTTGGGTTGATGATGTTGAAAGTGTGAATGCTGACAGAATACCAGATACAGGCAGACAGATGATTCTACTTAAAGTTTCCGACGATGAATTAAAAGTGGAGGGAATTTAATATGGCGACAACTACATATAACATTCCAGAAGCAATCAAAGCACAGGACTGGTACTGCAAAACAAAGATATTACCACGTTTTGCACCGGGCAATGGTATCTGTTGGTCTTGCCACCAGAATATCTATTCCGAGAAAGGACGGACACGTACCGGATATGACACACAGGGCATCTCAGTAGAAAGTGCAGCAGGGCAGTTGATTACGAGTTGCCCGTTCTGTAATAGAAGTTATTGCGATTAAAACGCAATAGGATTAGCATAGTTCGCTTTGCAACGGCAAAGCGAAGCAATGAGAAGCGAAGCAAGGGATATGCATAGAACAGATATGAAATGCCACGGAATAGACAGGCATTGAACTGCAGCGGAGGAGCATGGCCTTGACAAGCAAAGCATTAAGCAAAATATAAAAATCGGAGGAATACGAGATGAAAGAATTAAAAGTCAGATTAACATTTTTAGAGGAAGTTCTGGGGACTGCAAATGCAGAAAAAGATATTCACGAAAAATTTATAGCATCTAAAGCACCAGATGCACCTTCCAGAGAACAGGAAGTTGAAGCTTTAGGAGTTGAAGAAGTTATTGAAAAAGGTCGAACAGTATTCCCGAAAGACGAAAATGGCAATCCGTTCTTATGGGATTACCAGATTAGAGGTTTCTTCAAATCAGCTGCACAGGCCGGTTCTTATATGGGTGGAACAAAGAAACTTGCAGCTTACAAGAAGAAAATTGACTTGCTGGTATTTGTTAATGAGCGGAAAATTCCATTTATTCTTCCGGAAGGTACATCACTTTCTGACTGTCAGAGACCACTAAGAGCACAGACAGCACAGGGCGAAAGAATCTCTTTGGCAGACAGTGAAACTGTACCAGCAGGGTCAACAGTAGAATTCACAATCAAAGTACTTGATGATTCACTTATAAAGTATGTAATTGACTGGCTTGATTATGGAGAGTTTAACGGCATTGGTCAGTGGCGAAACTCAGGCAAAGGCCGTTTCAAATGGACTGAAATCACAGAATAAGCTACGGCATGGCTGATTGTAGTTATGATAGGTAAAGCAAAGGTACAGAATTGCTGGGTAATGATTTGCTTCGGCAAGGCGATGCATAGCAAGGTAATGCAACGGAGTGGTGCTGAGAGGTGCAGAAGGGCAAATTTATGGAATTGAAAAGAGTTGATACGTTTTGGCAAAGTAAAGAGAGGTTTCGCATAGTGAGGTAGCGGAAAAGCGCAGCAGAGCAATGTGTTGTAAAGAAATGTAACGCATTGGCGAAGTAGGGCAGGGCAAAGATACGTATAGGTAACACATGGAATGGAGTAACAAAGTATAGCAAAGGCACTGAGTAGAACGACGTAGTTATGGCAAAGAATTGCCCTGAGTAGAGAAGATTAGCGATGGATAGGCAGAGCGTAGCTCGGTTATGATTTGCTTTGGCGAAGTGCAGAACTGAACAGAAATGCAAACAAAAAATGAGTTAATTAATAAAAGAAAAGGAGAATTAAAATGGCAGAAAACACACAGGTAGCAAATTTTAACACACAGCTTTCCTACTACACAAATCGGTATGTCGATTTAATGGAAAGAGATTTGACTTCAAGAGGAATGGAATTTGATTCATATTCAAAAGATTGTGTAGTAGCAGCAATGGGATCTATTTTCCAGATGGTACATGAAAGCAGTGTGAGTTTTGAAGCAATCAACGGTTCTAATCTTAAATTTATCCTGAGTAAAGTCGCAGCATTAAAGCTGAACGCAAATGCACAGCCGAGAGAATGTTATTTCCAGATCAGAAACGTAAACATAGCGGCAAAAGGGCAGAAACCTCAGTGGGAGAAGAAAATCGAATTTGCGATTGAGGGCGACGGAAACGATGCTCTTGTAAGTAGATATGGTGTCAATGTGGCTAAAGTATTTCCATATTGGAAAGTAAGAGAGGGTGACAAGTATATCCCACCAAGACACAGAGGTGTAGAAATCACACCGCCGGAATGGGAAGAATCTGGAATTGGAAAAGTTGTTCGCGTGGTATATCCAATTCAGTACAAAGATGGTCACGTTGAATACCTTTCATGCGAAAGAGCAGACGTACTGAAGAATCTTGCAGCACATATTAAGAACAATCTTCAGAATGAAACATTCGGTATTTGTGCAGACAGATACAAAGCTACAGATGCACAGAAAACTCAGATTGAAGCAAAGAAAAAAGAAATCATGAAAAAGGTTGCTGATATTGGGGAACTGGAAGCAATTATTGATTGTGAGGAATTAAGACCATATATTTCACCGTCTTATTACGAAACGCAGTCGAGAGAATCTATGATTGTTCGTAAAATGCGTAACAACATTATGAAGTCTATTCCTAAGAAATGGGATAATCCGGTACAGGCATATGAATATAACACGATGGACGCTACATACAGGGAAGTACAGGAAGAGATCGAACAGAATGCCAATAAAGAGGAATTCATTCCAGAACCAATGGCAATCGAAGAACAGCCAAAACAGCCAACAGTTGCAGAAGCCGTACAGCCAGCTGAGAAAGAACCAGTCCCGGCAGCAGGTAAAGAACCAGAAATTCCAGATTTTATGAAACAGGAGGAATAACGAGGTGATAGCATGATTGGGACGTTAGAAGAAGTCATGAAAGATGTGAAATATGGCGTGCTTGATTTCACAAAGGACGGTAAATGCAGTGGTTGTGGACAATGTTGTAGCAACTACTTGCCAATATCCAGTAAGGAAATTAAAGAAATCAAACGTTACGTAAAGAAGCATCATATCACTGAGCAGAAACATAATTATCCTTCGGTTGTAGCGTTTGACCTCACTTGCCCGTTCCTGGACGATTCCAAGGAAAAAGAAAAATGTCTTATATATCAAGTGAGGCCTGAGATATGCAGAGATTTTGTCTGTAATAATCCGAACGGAGCAATAAAAAACAAGAAACTTATGCATAAGAAGTACAGAGTAGTAGATATGAGAGAAGAATTTTTTTGGAGGCAATAGGAATGAACAATAAAGAAATTTTGCAGAAAGCAAAGGAACTGGTTGAACTTCTGGAAAAGCAGGAAAAAACCGGAAATGTTGCATTGTCAACACTGAAACGTGGAGAAGTATTTCAGACCACCGGAAAGCGTAAATACAAGGTTCTGGAACAGTATGGAGATACAACGAAAATTATTTCGCTTGATCTGGTGAAAGAAAATGTAGAGTTTGGTGATACCTCAGATTACAAAACATCAAATGTAAAGGAACTGTGTGACACTGAAATTCTGAAAGACTTCGAAAAAGAATTCGGGGCAGAAAATGTCGAAACACACACAGCAGATATTATCACTGCGGATGGACAGAAATTGGGGACTGTTGATTGTAAAATCCGTCCGATTACATTTGACGAAGCGCGGGAATATACTGATATTACACCGAATAAAGATTTGTGTGATTGGTATTGGACATTATCACCGTGGTCAACGGAAGAACGTGGATGGAAGAACAGTGTTGCCGTTGTTTCCCCTTCAGGCTATATCGGCATCAGCTATTGCTACAGTGAAGGTGGTGTTCGCCCAGTTTGTATCTTAAAATCTAATATCTTTGTATCTAAGGTGGAGGAATGATTATGAAGAAAAATCTGAAATATTTTGAGGATGAATTATCCAGATTAAGTAAAGAGTTCACAGAATTCAAGAAAAAGCATATCGGAAAGCCGGAAATCGGAAAAGCTATTGAACTTGCTGGTATGGAATGGCTGATTCTGGATAAGACAGAAAAAGGATATTTTGCCATTTTGAATGGATTTGATGGAAAAGAAAGAACATTTGATTCAGATTCAAATAACTGGATTTCAAGTAAACTGAGAAATGAGTTAAACACTTGTTTTCTTAAAAAAATTACGGACGAGTTTGGAGAAGATGCAGTTATTGAGTTTGATCGAGATTTATTTTCTATGGACGGTCAGACAGAATATGGACATTGTAAAGATAGGATTTCACTTTTGACTGTGGATGAGTACCGGAAATATCGTAAATTGCTGCCGAACATGTCGAAATGGTGGTGGTTGATTACACCGTGGAGTACACCAGCAAATGATTACAGTACAACAAGTACCGTTGTTTCCCCTTCGGGCCTTTTCAACGGCAGCTATTGCGACAACGTAGATGGTGTTCGCCCAGTTTGTATCTTTTCTTCTTCAATCTTTGAATCAGGAAATGATGATTGATGGCAAATGAAAATTTAAAGGTAATAACAAAGGCCAAGCAACTTGCAAAGCATACATTAATAGTTACGAGTAATGCCAGACGATACCCGAAAAAATACAGGTTTCGTTGGTAAATAAGAAGGGAAGGAGATAATTGGAAATAGATATAATAAAAAACATGGACATTCCAATTCAAGATTATATCGAATATATAATAATATGAAGAGCCGCTGTTGCAGAAAATATGCAAAGGAATTTGAAAATTACGGTGGCCGTGGAATAAGAGTCTGCAATGAATGGCTGGGCGAAGATGGCTTTATTAATTTTTATAATTGGGCTTATTCACATGGATATTTAGAAGAATTAACTATTGATCGCATAAATAATGACGGAAATTATGAACCCGATAATTGCCGCTGGGTAACAATGATGGTGCAGAATAGTAATAGCCGCCATACGCATATGTTGGAATACAAAGGAACCAAAAAGAATATCTCTGAATGGGCTAGAGAAAAAGGAATGTCCAGAGACACACTGATAAAACGATTAAGAAGCGGATGGGAACTTGAAAGAGCGTTAAATGAACCGGTTAATAAAAGTTTCTCAAGAAAAAGTGTTGAAAGGAGAATGAAATGAGATTAGTAAGTCAGAATGGGGAATTTGATGTTCCTTATGAAATTGCAACATTAAGTAGAACAGAAAATATCATAAGAGCATATGTGCCAATAGTTGGTGAAAAAGGAACAATTATGGCTCGTTATTCGACAAATGAAAAAGCCCAAAAAGCTATGAAAGCGTTGCATAAAGTGTATGCAGGAATGTTTTTTGCGCAAAACGTTGAAATGAGCGATGACGATTACGAGGAATGCATAAAAATGGCTGCAAGAGGTTTTGGAATCATCAAAACCATGGTTAACAGTCCAGATATGAAATTCGAACCGGCAAACATTGTGTTTAGATTCCCGGAGGATGATGAAGTATGAGAGAAATAAAAGAAACAGACTTAAACCAAAGCATCAGAATTGAGATGACTTTAAAGGAATTAGATATTGTTAGATTATGCTTGGCAATAGCAGACAGTGATGATTTGAAATCAGGTTTTAGAGAAGCCGGAATAAAATTTGAGTCATCTGAAAAATATTTATTGATTAAGAGTTGCCAAGATATTTTACAAAGTTATGGGGTTCTGGGAAAGAGCGATGAAGTATGAAGAGAGTAGACAGCAAGAAAGACTGGGAACAGATAATAACCATTGAACTTCCGTTGAAACAGCTCAAATTAATGCGAGATAGCATGTGCAAAGTAAGTTATGCGGAATTAGAGAGCCTAAATAGAGGAAAGGACATTCCATATGCCTATTCCGATTTAGAGAAATCCATAGGTGAAGCTGATGATATCTTAGATACTTAAATGAAGTGCATAGAAAGCGAGGTGATGCCATTTGTTCATGCGAGTAATTTCAACAGGAAGCACCAAAGGAAATTGTTACGCTTTGCAGTCAAGTACAGGCGAGATTGTTCTTCTTGACTGCGGATGCAACTACAAGAAAATTCTTAGAGGGATTGACTACCAGATAAGCAATGTTTCTGGCGTACTTCTCTCCCATGAACACGGAGATCACACTGGCAATCACAACAAAACTGTTCGTGAAATCATGAACGCTGGAATCACGGTCTATACCGGAGCAGAAACAATCAAAAATTTAGGCATAACGGACGGAACCATAAAAGCTGTCACTAAAAAGAGGTATTTTAAAATCGGTTCCTTCAGCGCAGTTCCGTTCAATCTGCCACATACATCCGCAAATAAAGAACCGTGTCCGAACTTCGGGTATCTGGTGGAACATGAAGAAATGGGAAAGCTTCTTTATCTGACAGATTTTGAACATTGCCGGTACAAATTCAAATCAATGGAACCCGATCACCTGGTTATTGGCTGTAATTACTGTGAGGAACTGATAGATAGAAACAACCCGAAGTGGGAGCACCAGATCACCGGGCATTGCTCTTTATCAACTTGTAAGCAATTTATTAAGGAAAATCGCACAGAATCGCTTCGAACAGTAACACTGGTACATTTAAGTGGGGATTCATCTGATGCCTGCAAAATACAGAAAGAAATACAGGAAGTCGCAGGAGACAATGTTCTAGTTCAGATTGGACGGGCTGGACTGGAAGTTGATTTGAATTTATGCCCGTTCTAAAAGGAGAAATTTCATGGAAATGACAGACTGTAGTAAATGTAAATTCCGTAATTGCTGTACGTTAGCGTGGGATTACGGTTCACTTTACTGTAATGATTATGAGGAGGAAGATATATGAAAGAATGGTCAGAAAAATCTCTTACCGCAGAGGAATATAAACTTATGAATGCCGAAATCACATGTGTATCATTGAATTTCAGAGACCACGGAGTACTTACACTTGACTTATCTCTTTCCGGTGGTGGATGGGGATGCGTATACGGCGGATATGTACTTGGAAATGGTTATCTCGGAGCAAGAGAATTTAAAGGTTCTGCATCTGGGCTTGAAGCAATTATGCGAATTATGGACATAGTTGGAGTCGAGGATTTGATTAATCTCAAAGGAAAACATGTTAGGGTTGCTACAAAAGGATGGGAAAATAGTGTAAAAATCATTGGAAATTTTATCAAAGATAAATGGTTTGATTACGGAAGTTTCTTCGATGATAAAGAAAAAACGGGAGAAATGAATGCTGAGTATCCTTTAAAATCACTCGAGAAATTAAAGAAACCGTCAACTCACAGTAATCCAGAGGACGTTGACCCACTGTTCTGTCGATACAACAAGGGTTGGAATGATGCAATCGAAAAGGTTGAAAAACTGTTTTCAACGATTTCTAAGGAGAATAAGGATGAATAAAGTAATTTTGATCGGACGTTTGATTAAAGATCCAGACATCCGAACGGGAACAAACAATATAACAATTGCCAGATACACACTTGCAGTTGAGAGACAGTATCGCAAAAACAATGAACGCACATCAGACTTCATAAATTGCGTTGCACTTGGAAAGAATGGTGAGTTTGCCGAAAAATATCTGTATAAAGGAATGAAGATTGCGGTTATCGGAACTTGGCAGACTGGAAATTACACTGACAAGGACGGAAAGAAAGTCTACACAAATGATTGCCTTGTGGAAACACATGAGTTTGTGGAGAGCAAGAAGAGCCAGCCAGAAGAACAGTCGCAGCCACCAATTCCAAGTCCAGAACAGGACACAAGTGGATTCATGGATATGCCGTCAATTATGGATGATGAACTTCCGTTTAATTAAGGAGTGATGAAATGATACAAACAGGACAGATTATTTTTTACGATAGTAGCAAGATGATGTGCTTTGACGTGACACATTTTATGGTCAAAGAGCCAGAAAAACAAATGATCGAAACAACATTCATTGGAGATGAAGAGAGACATTTTATTCAGTTAACGCCAGAGCCAATATGCATGTTTATTGAGACGGGTGAAGAAATTGTAAAACTTGATCCAACAACCATGAAACGAATCGCCAGATATAATCTTGAAAAAGAGAACGCAGCATTACTTGAAGAAATCAAAAAACATAAAGAGACAATCGCAGATCTTGAGCAAAAAGAAGAGGTTTTACGCGACAGGTTTAGAAAAGCAATAGCTACATTTAAAGAAATCATGGAAAATGGTTACTATGATGATGGTGAAGATGAGGATGAAGATGAATGGGAGTGATTAAATGAAGCAGCCAGTTTTAGAAACAAAATCTACATACAAAGGTTATCCATATGTGGTTCTGTTTATGCCCGGAGCATACAGATGCGGATATGTTGGAGTACCTTACAGCCACAAGTTAGCGAAGAAAAGTTTTGACGATTTAGGCTATCTTAGCTGCCATGGTGGAGTTACTTATACAGAATCGCATTTATATAACTGCAATGATGAGAACACATGGTGGATTGGATTTGATTGTGCTCATTGCTTTGACGGGTATGATGTTGATACAGCAAAACAGTATTTTGGAGATGACCCAGAATTTAAAAAATTTTTTCATACAATGGAATACTTCTGGAGAGAGTCTTTCGGCTTCGAAACGGATTTCAAAATCCGCTCACTTGCTTATGTCAAAGATGAGTGCAAGAAACTTATTGACCAGATTGAAAAGGAGTGATGCCGGGTGGATTATAGTAGAGTTTTTGCAATGAAGCGAGAACGAGAAAATCGAATAAAAAGGATATGTCCAAGCATTCCATATTCTAGCGGCATATACGTGTTTTACCGAACTGACGAAGCCGGAATAAACCGAGCGTATTGTGGACAGGCAGTCAACCTTTGCGAGAGATGCGCGAGCCATTTAGCAGAATATGACCACATAGCATTAAGCCTTAAAAAGCATAAGTTTTACAGTGAAAGCAATCCTACTGGTTGGAAACTTGCATATAGAACATGCAAAAAGAGTGAGCTCGACCAGAAAGAAATCGAAACAATTAAAGCTTTTGCAGATAAAGGTTTTCAGATGTACAATATTACAGCTGGTGGACAATCAACCGGTAAGCAAGTAACAGGGCAGTACAAACCGCCTAAGACATACAGACAGGGTATACAGCAAGGCAAAATTACCCTTGCAAGAGAATTAAAACATATCATTGATACTCACTTAGATGTATCAATCAAACCAGAGAAATCAAACAACAAGGTGTCTATAAAGGCACTTGAGAAATTCAATAATCTTCTTGATGAAGAATCTTACAAATGATAAAGCTGCCGGTTCTGGCAGACAAAATCCCAAATAATTACAACTAAATATGCGCACGCCCTCTGGGTTTGGACTGATTCATGCAACTTCCTTGGCATATGAGCGCGATCTGAACCCAGAGGTTAAAAGAAATGAGGTAACTATGGTAAGTAAATATAACACCGAAAGAAAGTATCTCGAGGGACAAGAGAACAGAAAAGAAATTTATCTGTTTCTTATCAGATATTTTACAAAATATGGATACGCACCGTCATTTAAAGAAATTTCCGAAAGCCTTGGCATATCAAAAGCGACTGTGCAACGACATATGAGGCAGCTCGAACTTGATGGCTTGATTGCTACTGCGCATCCGAATACTCCGCGAGCGTTTCACCTTGTTGGATATGAATATCAGAAGGTGGAAGAAGTATGAGAATATACAGTGTTTTCGAGAATGAACAGTGGAATGGCGATATGACCGCTGATGATATTTCACAAATGCTGAAAGGATTGGTGAGAGCATGAACAGGGCAGAGAGAAGAAGACAGCAGAAAGCATCTGAGAAAACACGCTTAAATGCACCGTACAATTTCAGCAATTTCAGCCTGGAACAAATTTCAAAGGTGACAGGTGCAAGAGTTGAGCCCTTAAAACTGTATCTGATGCAGCGTGAAGATGAAATACGCAAAGAAATATCAGAAGAACTTATTTCAGAATCACAAAAAAAGCTATGGAAAGCAGAGGATTATATCGCAGTTGCAAATGTTCTTATCAGTTTGTTTGCAATTAAGAAAACATGGGGATTTACAAAATCCAATCAAAGATTCTTAGAAAACCTAAACTCTGCCAAAGAACACATTGAAGAAGTTGGAATTGAAAAAGCATACCAGGAAGCAAAAGAAACAATGGGAATTAAACTTGAATTTGATTCCATAAATATAAATAAAGAATTTGGATTTGGAGAAAGAGAGGACTAATCATGTCATGACAGAGAATTGCAATGAATGCAGCATTGCGTGGATTCGCGGTGGTGAGTACGCAGAAGTATCAGCGCATAACGGCAGTAAGATGAAAGGAAGAGTCCTGAAGCTAGCAGAACAGCATCCAGAAGATGTGAAGATTCTGGTCACAAACAAAGATGGTTCCATATTTGCCCATGTCCCAGTTAAGTACGTGAAATTACGAGCACCAAGAGAATTGACCGAAGAGCAGAGAACAGAACTGATCGAACGTGGAAAGAATATGTCCAGAAATAAATCAACTGATTGTGAAGAAACGTCAGATTTCGATTCTGGTGATGATAACGAGGAAATGTTCACATTTTGATGAAAGGCGGTTTTAGATAAAAATGAGCAAAGTAAAATCTTATGGTTTAAAAGCCTACGTATCCAATGCATTTGACCTATGTGTTGGAAAAAGAATCAAATACGCAGAACGAGGTGAGGACGGAATAGAACATATCTATGAAGTAAAACAGATGTTTCCATTTTGCGTTTTACTGGAAGATATTTTCGATCACACAAGAATTTGCCCTTGTTACAGTAAATTAAGCATGATGATAAGAGGGATTGAATAAGAATCTGGTTAAGAAGATGGGAGTTTAAAATGAAATTTATAGATTTTTTCGCAGGAATCGGAGGATTTCGCAGGGGAATGGAATTAGCGGGGCATGAATGCGTTGGTTTTTGCGAATTTGATAAATTTGCTACTGCGAGTT